TCATCATCATGACCCCCGCCGCTGGGCCGAGGGGGGGGGCATCGAGGCGCATCCAGGCAGCCGGTCGGCACCCTAGACCGATGTGGTGGCGAGTACAGGGATCACATTGGTATACTAAGTCATTGATTTACTTAGGTTTACTGATGTACCAGGTCAGCAGTTACCGTCAAAGTTACCGTCAACCCACTGTCCTAGCACTAGAGTGCTCGGACAACCCTGTTCTTAGGTACGGTGTTGATTGCCAGATTATGTTAAATAGCGGTACAATCGCGCGGGTGCGACGTAGCTGTAGCGGTGCGCCTCAACCGTCGTCATCGTCCCTCACAACCTCCCCCTCAATCACATCAGGACTATTCATCTGCCGCCTCATCTCATCAAGGTGCATCTTGCCTAAGTCCACCTGCTCAACCTTAACGTGTTGCTTGCTTCCCCATCTCTCGTTGTCCAGCTTCTCCATCAGCCACTGCTCTGAACTGTTCAATGTTCTCGCAACCTGGTGATCCATCTCCCCATTCTCCACCTTAGTGACACGCTCGGTGATCTTCTCTAACTTTCCCCACGCCCTAGCCTTCAGCGCATCGTCAAGCCGCTGACGCAACTCAGGCGTATCGTTAAGCCTTGTGTACATGAAGTTAAATGACACATCCATAGCAGCCGCATACTCTCGCAAGCTCATATCAGTAGCAACTCTAACAAACAACCTATCCCAAAAGTCTGGGTCATCCATCGTCTTGGTCCACGCCTCTTGCCTTGCTCTCTTCCTCGGACTTCCAGCCATATCTACTCCCCCCTTTCCCAAGGCTCCTTCATGAGCCCACCATGCAGCGCATCACTGAGCGCATCATAGGCCTCTAAGCATTTACTCACTCTCAACATAATCTCCTTCTCATCAGCAACACACTGCGCTGCATGATAGAACCTATTGTTCGCAGCAGTTATGTGCTTGACCATATCCTTTATCCTATCGTTCATCCCTGAATCTCCTTTCGTCATCTCTGATGCTTTATTTCCATACCATCATCGGTATCGTACTTCCTGCCGCACGATTCCAAATCAACACACTGACTATACCCTTTTGAATAAAATCGAATGAGTCCACCGCCGCACCAACACTTATTATCTGGCCTGTTTTTATACCCGTAGGTTTTGTAGTCGAAAAGGTCCACGGGTGGATTGACCCACCTATTCAACCATTCACGCAGCATCATGGCTTCTTCCCCATACCGTAATCGGATGGTAGCTCCATCTTCCTCAGTCTACTCAAATACCACTCCGCCTTCTCGATGTCCTGGAGCGGATTTCCCTTGTGTTCATAACGCCATAAATACTTCATCACTTGCCCCTTCAAAAAGCCCTTAAATTGCACCTCGCTCATCGATGCTTCGATAGCAGAAATGCACTCTACTTTCGACCCAGTATAATGGGCTGGTCGGTTCACCAATTCGTCATTACTCATCCCAATCTACCTCGTCAAATAAGCCACTTATCACCAAAACTCCCAACCCAATTGTTATAAAAACCGGTGCTAAAAGTATCCCTATTAACCATCCCACCAAACTCATTACCCAACCTCCAATGTCTTTGTCCCCGCTGTCCCCATGAATTGCAAACGCCACATATTCATCAACATTCCCAACTCCACACTCACCAATCTCAATGTCTTTGTCCCCATAAAAATGTCTTTGTCCCCATAAACCAATGTCTTTGTCCCCATAGATTTACCACCAAAATAGCCAATGTCTTTGTCCCCATAAAAATGTCTCTGTCCCTGTGGATAACTCTGAAGAACCCAGCTATAGCTGAAAAGTGTAATTTTAAAGGTGTAAAATTCTCTATGGGGGGGTAAAGGGGACAAAGGGGATATAGAGGGTGTAAAGGTGTGGCTCTCAACGTCTTTGTCCCCATTGTCCCCACATATGGCAAATGGTACATTTTCGGTGGTAAAACCGCTGATTTAACACTTTTTCCAAATAATGGGGACAAAGACACTTTTGGGGATTTAGTCATCTAAAAACGTCTCCATCAACGTATACACCGCCGGTCTACCCCTGACATTCTCGATGCGTTTCATGTTCCACACCTTCTTCACCTTGGCAAAATCACCCCCATAGTTGGTAAGAATACGAAGCACCCTTTTCCTGTTCCTACCGTAAGTCTCACCCACATATTTGACCAACTCATTCTGGCGTAAACAACCCGCCTTAATCGCTGCATTAACCTCATCGATCCCTTCCTGATCTTTGGCTGCTTGGATCAACGTGTTGGTGTCGATAAACTCATCAGCAACCTTCATCCTTCGGTTGTCGTCGAACTCAAATGAGATAGGTTCAAACGCTCCCCTCGTTTTGTCGGGCCGGGTAGACAACGATCTGAGCTTGGTACCCTCATGAAATGGCTCCAGATAAATCATATTGTCTACGTCGGACCGCAAATCACCCGTCCCCTCATAAATGGCATTACCATCCGCGTCCTTATATTTGTTGGTATGGCACAAACAGAGGACAGTGGCACCTTTGGACGTTAAACGTCGAAGGTTCTTGTACAGCGATTTAGATTTCCGCTTATCAATCATGTCAGTCAACTTCTTCAACGTGTCGATGACGATGACGGTGTTCTTCAGATCTTCGAGTGGCGAGGCGTAAAGGTCGCTCATCAACTTATTAATGTTGGACCCTTTAAGATCTGGTGTAACCCAGTGGATTCCAGACTCCTCGGCTTGTTTCCAATGCCGTCGTGAACCAACACCGGAGATATCCATATTGATGTAAACAACTAAGTTCTCACTAGCTAACTCCCTCGCCAACTCCATAAACAATAAAGTCTTACCCCCATTGGCTGGCGCTGGGAACACCGATAAGTGTCCTTTAATGACTAAATTCTCGACTAACCACACCGGATCGCCATACTGATCTATTTCTTCTTTGGTCAGACGATGCTCGTCGAGCATCTCCATGAACTTCCCGCTAACATACTCACGCTCGTGGTAGAAAGCCTCGTCAACCGCAACCTCTTCCACCTCACCTTCAAAGTCACCACCCCACCCAGCGTCCCGTGCCATCTTCAAGATGCTTGGGAAACCAACATTACCCCGGCTGGAATCGTCAGTGAACGAGTTCCAACGCTGGGCGTGGTTGCAATTCAAATGCTCTGGGTTATCGGACTTGGAAGACCACTCCGCCCAAAGGCGTAAGCCCTCAACGGCACCGGCGTAGGCATTATGTAGCGCCATACCTACCATGATCCACTCGTCGTGGTGCATCGCTGGGTCCAACGCCGTTAGAGCGTCGGTTATGACCACCTTTTCATCATCGGTGGCACAACCTATGCCCCAACCGGCTGCTTCACCCTTATCGACGCTCTCAGAGCGCTGTAGAGATGCTTTTTGCTCTGCCAGACCTAACTCAGTGGCGTAACTCTCAAACCGCTTAATAACGCCCTGCGCTTGGTCTGACGAAAGCGTGTCGAGCAACCTCATTGGCACATCACCGATGTCATTTCCGATGTAATGGTAGGGCTTGCCGGTGGTGGCGTGGTTTCCCCACACGACTGCCTGTTGCCCTTTGCCTAGAATCTCGACCTGGCACTTGTTACCGTCGGTATCGATATAGATTTTGGAAGTCATTTTGGTGAATGGGTGGTCAGTTCTGCATATAAATAGAGTCTTTGGGGCGTTACCAATTCGCTCTAAGGATTGGGGGAACATCGGGCGTAGATAATCAACCATCATCTTGGCGAGATCCTTATTACGACAATCGACATCAATACAGGGCGTATTTGCCGTTAATAAGCCAATTGACGCATTAGGGTGCAGCTTGGCCGCCTTTAACATCTTCTTAGTCGTGAAATTAGACCAATCGGAATTGATGGGTGCCTTGCCGTTGGGTTTGACTGGGATAATCTCGTATCCGAAAGCTATCAGGTCCCTATGATATTCTGCGTACATCGTGTTCTCCAGTTATTGAGTTCTCCAGTTTGAATAAAAAAGACCCCGAACGTGTCGGGGCCAAAGGCCGCTTGAGCGCTTGCCATAAGGGATGGCCGCCACCGAGGAAAACAACGACAGAGTTAACTAGAGGGAAACCTCTGTCTGGGTGTGCTGTTAAGGTGGTGGCGACCATATATCTGTGTCAATCGAAGATGTCGGGACGGATATCGCTCTTGGATATCTCACCGTTGGTAAGGCGTTCTATCTCGACCGCTCTTCGTATTGGAATCTTGTTCGCGCTGAACCATTGGTTCACCGCTTGAGGGGTTACATCCATGGCCTTTGCCAGAGCGCGTTGCGTTGGAAAGTAATCTTTTAGTTTCATCATGCTGGCTAGACTAGGTTATATCCAATAATAAATCAATCTCTTATTGATTTTATTGGTTTTGTATTGAACTAAAGCTGTGTCATACGACTCATATATGTTCAGTCTGCGTGAACATTAACCTACAATATGTCCACCGACTGAAGCTAAACTGGAGAGATAGAAGTGGTGAAGATCGAAGAGTTGCACGGGTACATCCTTGCTGCCCGGAAAAAAGCTCGCACGACACAACGTGAGCTTGGCAAGCGAATAGGGGTAACCCCGCAGGCGATAGGCCAATGGGAGAAGTCCGTGCGCGACAGCGGGGTGTTACCTCCCCTTCGTAGAATCAAACAGATGGAAGAAGTCCTGCGTGTCGATTTCGGTGAAATAGAGCTGCCTGGTGACAACCCTCAACATATCAATATGAACTTCCTCAAAGCGGGTGGTGTGACCGACACACTGCTTGAACGTCGGGTAAAATTGATCGAAGCGATTCTCCACACCGATGAAATGACCCTCGAACTGATTGAGCGCATAGTTAGCAATAGATAGCCATAGATAGCCAATAATTCTACATACCTCGATCCTTTTTCGATACTGAGTAAAGTAATCCTTTACATATGTTTTTCTTGCGTTATACTCCCAACAAAACAAAAGAAAAATAAAAGGGGAAAGTAATGATCGAAACTATAATTATATCCGGCATTCGTCTAGATGCTGACACAAGCAAGCGAGTGTTCATCTCGACGGATAAAAGGTTCGTCGTTCCGATGAGTAAGTACGGTCTTCCGACCAGTGCAGATCTAATACAAATCAGCATCCCACGCGACTACGCCGAGGTGAAGGTATGAGAGAAGAATCATGGCTTGAATCAATTCTGACTTGCGCTGCTATGGTCGGTTGCGTGGTCGGTGGGTACGTTCTGATGTTAGGAGCGGTGGTATGAGAGACATCAATAGAATAGCTAACGCTCTCGAACGAATAGCCGATGCGCTCACCGACAAGGTAGAGCAGAAACCGACGTTAACAGTGGAAACACCTCCAACGATAGTAACGCCCGAACCAACAAAACCTACGCTTGAAGAACTCCAAAACAGCGTCAGGAGCGGCCTCGCCAGAGTATATAAGCGAGGGGAAGATCACGCAGCCCTCACAACTAAACTCATTGGGTTACCTTTGAAGGCTAACGAGATGGACGAAGCGCAGTGCATCGTCATGCTCGAAGACGAGGCTATTCAGTGAGCGAACACGCGAAGTTCTCACCGAGCAGCTTGGGCAGAACGAAAAGCTGCCCAGGTTCACATCAGTTAAGTGTTGGGCAACCGAACATAAGCTCACCCGCCGCCGAGCGTGGAACGATGCTTCACGCACAGGCAGAACTGGCAATCGAAGGGCGGCCATTCAGTGAAGTGCTGTCTGAAGAAGATCTGGCGCTGACCCAACCTTATATCGACTACTGCCTGTCGTTGAAGAAGATCAGCGACATCGCTGAGACTGAGCGGCAAGTGCAGATATTAGGTGATAACTGTTGGGGAACGATTGATTTTCTAGCGATAACTGGTCCGAGGTTGACCATCGTAGATTTAAAAACAGGCGTTATGCCGGTCGCGCCTGACTCGATCCAGTTAAGAGCTTATGCGCTTGGTGCGCTGAAAGAGTTCGACTTCGTTGGCATCGAAACTATTCACCTAGTGATCATTCAACCAGCGGTTAGCCCAGAACCTCAGATCCATCGGACAACACCAGATGAGTTGTGGAGATTCGAGAAAGAGTTGGAGCAGATCCTTGAGATGGCCGAAGACGATAATCCGCAGTTCAGAACAGGCTCACATTGCCGGTGGTGTAACGCCAGTTCGATTTGCGTTGCCGCTTTCGATGAAGCAACAGAAATGGCTACAAGCGATGTAGCCAAAATGTCGCTCGAATCTGTCGGGGTCGCTTACGCAAAGACCAAATTCATTAAGGGCTGGGTGAAATCCGTTGAGGACCGCACCAAGCACGACCTAATGCACGGTGTTGAAGTACCAGGATTTAAATTGGTGTCGGGTAATCGCCAACGAAAGTGGTCCGACCCGAATATTGAGGCAAGACTGGAAGAGGTGTTCGATGAGAAAAGCTATGAGAAGAGATATTTATCTGTCCCACAAGCAGAAAAGTTGCTTGGTGGCAAAACCCTATTTGCCGACTCTGAGTTGTTTAAGTTGGTGGAAGTTGGCCAAGGATTACCAACAATCGCGAAGGAGAGCGACAAGCGGGAAGCATTAGTGCTAGATCCGTTCAAAGATGAAAACTGAAACTGAAAAAGGAAAAGAAGATGTTATTGAAAAAAGTTAGATTATCATTCCCCGCACTATTCACACCAACGGCGTTCCAAGGCGAAGGTGAGAAGAAGTTCGAGGCGACGTTTTTAATTGAGAAAGGTTCAGCGAATCACAAGATGCTTGAGGCCGAGGTTGAGAAACTCCTTGCCGATGACCTTAAAGGTATCAAGTTATCGTCGGACAAGATCTGTCTAAAAGACGGAGATGAGAAAACCTACGACGGTTACGAAGGTCATATGTTCATCAAGGCTGCGAGTAAGAAGCGTGTGTCAGTTGTGGATCAGGACAAAACGCCTCTAACCGAAGATGACGAGAAGATCTACGGCGGGTGCTATGTGAATGCCATCATTGATCTATGGGCTCAGAACAACCAGTACGGCAAGCGTATCAACGCGGGTCTTCGGGGAGTTCAGTTCGATAGTCACGGTGACTCGTTTAGCGGATCATCTGCTGCCAGAGATGATGAGTTCGTCGACTACGAACCTGAGTTCTAAATGTTGTTCGCCGATTTTGAAACATTCTCCGAATGTGACATTAAAAAGTGTGGGGGTGCCGTGTACGTCCGGCATCCTTCCACTGAGGCGCTTCTGATGAGCTACGCCTTCGGTGGTGGTGAGGTTCAGACATGGGACGCAACGCAAGGACCAATACCCGAAGAGGTTGACGAGTACCTGGTTAGCGGTGGTGACATCTGCTTCCACAACTCAGCGTTTGACCGAGGGATTCTCGAACACGTTCTTAACTACCACCCCAATATCTCGCGCTATAAGGACACGATGATTATGGCGTATCGGCGAGGCTACGTTGGTGGTCTTAAAGATCTTGGCAAAGCACTTGGACTAAGTGTCGAGCATCGAAAGCAAGCAGCAGACGGTTGGCGATTAATCCATAAGTTCTGTGTACCGCGCAAGCCGACC